TACAAATGCAAAAACAATCACGTCTGGGAAAAGTGGTATCCGGGATTCCGTGAACCACCTCCGATCTGTCCTGAATGCAAGAAAAAGGGCAAGAAGATAATCTCATGCGGAATATTCGTACTAAAAGGTGAGGGGTTTTATCAAAACGATTATCCGAAAAATAGATGAATTGATATTTGCCGAATACAATCCAAGGCAATTAACAAAAGATCAGTATAAAAATCTAAAGGATTCAATCACAAGATTTGGAATTGTTGATCCAATAATAATCAACAAACATCCTGAAAGGGATAACGTCATAATTGGCGGACACCAACGTTGCAGGGTTGCAAAGGACTTAGGACACAAAGAAATACCATGTGTAGAACTTGACCTTAATCCCGACAAAGAAAAAGAACTCAATGTCAGACTAAATAAAAACACAGGCGAATGGGATTACGATGCTCTGGCGAATTACTTTGATGTGGGGGAATTGTCAGAGTGGGGATTCACGGATGATGAACTGCAATTTTACGAAGATGAACCCGAACAAGGACTGATTGACGATGATGAGATTCCAGAAGTAGAAGAATCCATAACCAAGACAGGCGATATTTGGATATTAGGAGAGCATCGGGTATTATGTGGGGATGCGACAAAGAAGGAAGATGTTGAATTATTGATGGATGGGCAGAAGGCTGATATGGTGTTTACAGACCCGCCGTATGGAATAGATGTTGTTGCTAATAATGGAAGCATTGGAAAAGGTGTTTTAGCTAAAGAAGGAAAATACAAAAAGGTAATCGGAGATGATAAATACTTTAATCCAACTTACTTGCTATCTTTATCAGAGAATCTAATAATGTTTGGTGCAAATTATTTCTGCGATAAACTGCCATTAGGTCAATGGTTGGTATGGGATAAAAATAGACCAAAAGGAACAACTTTTTCTGATTGTGAGTTGATTTGGACAACAGGAAAAGGAACTGCTATAAATAAATATATTTGTACTTGGAATGGAATGACAAGAGAAGGAGAAAGTGGGAAAAGAGTACATCCAACACAAAAACCATTAAAATTGTTAAATGATATTTTTGAAGATTTTAAGTTTAAAATATGTATAGACCCATTTCTCGGCTCTGGCTCAACTCTTATAGCTTGTGAAAAGACCAATCGTAAATGTTATGGGATGGAAATAGATGCACATTACTGCGATGTAATTGTTAAACGATGGGAAGAATTTACAGGAAAGAAGGCAAAACTTGGATAAACAAACAGCAAGACAAAATTATATTCGAACACCGATTGAAAACGGAAAGAATCGGGACAATAAAGGCAAGTTTGTATCGGGCAACACCGCATCTGTTGGTAAAGGCAGACCAAAAGGCTCTCAATCTATACCAGATATACTTAAAAAGATTGGTGATGAAGAAGGCACACAAGACGGAAAAACGAAGTTAGATGTAATCATGTATAAAGTATTTCAGTTCGCATTAGAAGGGAAGCCATGGGCAGTACAGTTTATAGCCGACAGAACAGAAGGCAAAGCATTAGAAAGAGTACAGACTCAAGAAGTTCATGATGAGTTAATCATTGAGTGATATTCAAGATAAAAAGAGAGTCATTCCTTCCATCACAGCTAAAGTGGTGGGATCTGCCGAACTTTTACAAACTTCTGGTGGGTGGCTACGGAAGTGGGAAGACTCACATCGGAGCGATGAGGTCGATATTTCTATCCCATGTAAATTCAGGGATTCCGGGTCAGTACGTTTCACCTTCTTACCCGATGGCAGAAAAGACGATTGTAATGTCATTGAAGGAAGTAATGAGCAGGTCGGGACTTGATTACACATACCACGAAACAAAGCACAGATTCCACATTAAGAACTGGAATGGACACATCTGGATTGGATCGGGTGAAAAACCGGACAGCCTCAAAGGTGCAAACTTGGCATGGTTTGGGATTGATGAGCCGTTTGTGCAAAAAAGAGAAGTATTCAAACAGATGATTGCCAGAACCCGACACCCGGAAGCTACGATCCATGAAGGATTCCTCACCGGAACAGCAGAAGAACTGAACTGGGGGTATGAGTTAATCAACGACCAAAAGATTGATATTGGTTATGTTGTAGCTTCGACATTAGATAACCCACATTTACCACAAGAATATAAGGACAATCTACTTGCAAGCTATACTCCAGAAGAAATTGATGCTTATGTATATGGGAAGTTTGTCAACCTTACTGCTGGGAGAGTGTGCAAACCGTTTGATCGTGAGAAGCACGTTGTCAAACGAGATGTAAATGAACTAATTAAACATGGTGAGTTGTTTGTTTCGTGTGATTTTAACGTCGATTATATGAGTGCAAATATCGGAGTAGATTTAAATGGACATATTCATTTCTTTGATAAATTCAGGAAGTCAAATTCCAACACGTTTGAAATGGCTGATTGGTTGAGGGCAAAGCACCCAAATCTAAGGAATTGTTATCCCGATGCAACAGGGACTGCAAGAAAAACATCTTCAACAAAGTCAGACCATCAGATATTAAGAGATAAGGGATTCGTAATTCATTGCAAGTCGGGGAATCCTCCGGTGAAAGAAAGAGTTAATGCTTGGAATAGATTATTGCTGCAAGATAGAATCACAATCGATCCGAAGTGTGCGGAATTAATTGCAGATAATGAATTGATGGTATGGAAAAAAGGGGTATTAGATCAAATTACTGATCCAGCAAGAACTCACGCATTTGACGCTGCAAGTTACATGGTAATATACAAGTATCCATTAGTCAAACAAGTGGCAAGGAGTGTTCAATGGGGATAATACTCGGGGTAAGTCTTGCATTTAATTTATTATTCATTTATTTATATTGGTATGGGGCGAGGGTGAACAAGAAGATAATGAAGAAGATATATCAACCGCCAAGAAGAGATGGAATTTACTATGCGTAGTGTGAACAATGTTGTAATACCCGAATATTCGACTGATATTGTAATGGAATCAGTCAGGAAGTCTATAGAAGCAATTGCAAGTAACAAGGAAGCAGAGAGGTCGGTAGCGTTAGACTTCTATTATCATAACGAAGTGGATAGGCATATAGAACAATGGTTTTCTAAAGCCACGTTAAATCAAGTGCCGGTATTCCCTACTCGCATTGTGGGGAGGTTTGCTAAGGCTCGTAATTTAATTTATAAATCAAAACCACAAAGATTTATTAATGGTGAAATTAATGAAGATTATCAGGTTCTTTCAGAAAAGCTTGACAGGAAAGCACAGGAATTCTCTGAGTTAGCATGGATACTTAAAGATTGTGCATTTAGAACCGCATGGAATGAGCGTAGACAAAGACTCGAATACATGATTATTCCTCAATATAAGAAGTACTATAAAGAGGGAGAATTTGAACCTTTTGGAATAAGTTATGAGATTGCAAGGAAGGGTAATAATAGAGAGTATGTATTTTGGTCAGCAGAAAGAGACGGTGAACCTGGACTGCATTATAAATACGATCAAAGCGGAAGAATTATTCCTATTAATGAAGGAAATATTAATCCGTATGGAGTCTTACCTTTTACATTTGTTGAACATCAATCGGATGCAAGTGATGTAATACGAACATCCATTCAAATAGGGATTGCACAGACTGAGATTGCTCTTGCTGAAAGATTTGGATTTGGTCAACCCGTAGTAACAGGACTGCAGACAGAATCCTCATTAAAACTTGGTATAGATAAAGTCATGCAACTTGGAGAGGGCTCAGATTTTAAGTTTGTTGGTTCTCCGGGAGATTTAGAAAAGATGGTTTCTGTAGTGCGTTCATTTGCTGACCTTACCGCTATCAATCATCATTTAAGAATTCGATGGGATGATTCAGGTAATCCAGCATCAGGTGAAGCATTGAAGATATTGGAACTTGAGAACCTACAAGTAAGAGAATCAGACACAGAATTATTTAGGGAGTGGGAGAAAGACCGTTATAAAGTAGACCAAGCTATTATAGAAGCACACACAGGAAAGAAACTTGGAGATGCTTTTCAAGTAGATTTTATAGAAATAGGATTCCCAAAGAGTGCAAAAGAAGATAGAGAAGATTGGGATTGGAAGTTTAAGAATAAACTTGCCACAAGAGAAGATTATTTCAAAGCAATGAATCCCGATATTACAGAAGAAGAATTACAAGTGAAGTTGGGTGAAATAGATGAAGCACAACCCGAACAAGAAACATTTGAAGGATTGAGAAAACTTGGCACAGTTAGTTAATAGTTACCTTGATAAGATTGACAACCTTCAAGATGAGGTAGTGGACAATGCTGAGAATATTCTTGATGTTGTAGATATTGACAAATTGCTTCGTGATCCCGAAGGATATTTATTAAAACTCGGTGATGCTTTTTTAAAGGAACATATAGACGAAGTTCAAAAGGCACATAAAGAGGGTAAAAAATTTGCTGATAAGATTTTGAAGAAGATATGAGTAAATCTGCGATAACAATAGAAAAGAATTTCAATCTGAATAAAATTAAACTTGATTTGCACAGGGAGTTGAATCAAGCCGCACAGATTATTCGCAAAGACCATTACCAACGCCTTGAAAAGGGACAAGGGGTAGATGGCTCTCAAATGAAATCATTAAAATCATCAACGATTAAAAGAAAAGGAAATGATAAAATTCTTGTTGATACTGGGAAGATGAGAAATCTCATAATTGAGAAAGCTACTCCGACTAATCAAATAGTTGAAATACATCCCGAAAGAAAGCAGAAATATAAGGATTCCGGCGTAACGATGTCGGACGTAGGTGAATTTCATCAAAAAGGGGCAGGGAATTTGCCAAAACGTGAATGGTTTGGTATTTCCAAAAAAGCAGAACAAAATAGTTTGAAATTGATTGAATTGAAAATAGACAGGGAATTGAAAAATGCCTGATATGAGGATTATATTATCAAATCAATTATCAAACGTGGCTGCACAAACCACTCTTGATTTGAATGGAGTAATAACCTCTATGAAAGCATCGGGAATGTCAAATTCTGCAATTAAACAAACCCTATTGAATGACCTAAATACTGGTGGAAGAATATTTGGTGGTTATAAAAATCAAATTAAAAATACAGTTAAATCAGGTGTGGGAATGGCGGGGAATAATGGCTCTCAGGGGAGATTCAAGGATGCTGGGGTCCAACAGTTCAAATGGGTAACTGTTTCAAATAATGTTTGTCCTGATTGTGAGGAAAGACACAATGAAACTGGAACAATGGAATATTTTGAAACAATAGGACTTCCTAAAAGTGGGTTTTCTGTCTGCCAACAACATTGTCAATGTCAATTACTCCCTGTGGATTATAAGGGTGAGAATTTAGACAAGCCATTGGTGAGGGAGAAAAAAGTATCTATTACATCTCCAATTAAAAAACCGCCAGCAGGATGGGGCTATTATGATAAAAGTATAAAAGCAATCAATCAATCAAACTTTTATAAAGCAGAGAATATTAAATCAAATGTAAAAGATTTTCTGGGGGCAAAGAAAACAATTAAAGGGGATTACAGTTATGTTTCCGTAAATAAAAAAATTGCAAAAAAATACAATGACGATTACAGCGGGACAGGCATAAAAGAATATAAAATAAATTGGGATAATATTAAAAAAGATAATGGTATTATAGAGCTGCCATCTGGAGGGTTGA